GCAGGTACTATAACTAATCTGACACTTACCATGGGTGTAACAGCTCATGTAGATTATGATTATTTAACAATTGACGCAGGTACAACCCCAGCATTTGTAGTAACTTTAAGATATCGAGTACAGCGTAATGGATATGAGAAAGTAACTGATTGGACGACTATAACTTGTGAGGTAGGAGCAGGTGGAGACGATATATTCGATTTTACGAGTGAATATAGTGGTACTTATAATCAAATAAGTACTTTTGAAGACATTGTAATTGACTGTGGGATTAGCGATACAATACAAATTCAGATGACAAGAACTGATGTAGAAGTTGGTGATATGCCAGTTATATTCTTTGACCTTCATGGAGAGATTGACAGTTTAGGTAGCGAAACCGAATATACTAAGGCTACATAAATAAATGTTATGTAAATATAAAATGGAAGGAGAAGCCTATGAAGACTAAAAAGGGGGTATTCAAAGCAGAAGTTACAGTCACGGAAGTCGATCAGTCTTTGGGTATCGTTTTTGGTTGGGGCATGGTGACTGATATAAATAATGAGCCCTATTACGATTTAGACAATCAACACATTCCAAGTGATCTGATGGTTAAGTCAACATCTGCTTTCATGGAGACTTCCAGGATTAGCAACGATTCGCATACCCCAGTTGATATTGGTATGGTTGTTCATAGCTTTCCGCTTTCAAGTGAGATAGCTAAATCAATGGGGATTACTTCAAACATTAGTGGGTGGATGGTCGGTGTCAAGCCTGATGTGGCTACCCTCGCAAAATTCGTCTCAGGAGAGTATAAGGGATTTTCCATAGAAGGTTCCGGAGCACTCGTAGATGATGAGGAGAACGCAACATGAGAACCGACGGAAAAACTAACCCCCAAACTGCTACAGGTTTGGAGATTACCAAATTATCAACTGTAAAAAACCCTGCTCACGCTCCTGCTCTTGCAGCTATTATTAAATCTGCTGCTTTAAGTTGCGATGATGAGAATGTCATTAAACAGACATTCCTAGAAGCAATGGGAGAAATTCAGCTGGAAGAACAGACTGATCAATTGATGAACGGTATCTGGGATTCAATATGGGCCCTGAGAAAATCAATCAGGAATACCATGGACGAAGCAGCTGTAGCAAATAAAAAAGAAGTTATAACCAATAATATTGCAGATTTCGCTACTTCATTAAGTGGCATTATAGCTGCAACAACTGTAATTAAATCAGGAGGACTGGACATGAAGAAAGAAGAAATCGCTGCAATGCTGAAAGAGGCAGTTGAACCATTAAATGCCAAATTGGTCATTGCTGAGACCCTCGCAAAAATGAATGATGTCACCAAGGCCCATTATAACACACTGGACGAAGATGGTAAACTTGCTTTCATTACAAAATCTGCTGAAGAACAGGCTACTGACGTTGCTGCAGTTACAGCTGCTGCTGAGGCCCTGAAAAAATCCAAGGCTGCTGGTGAAGAAAGCATTGTTCTACATGGTGAAAAAATTGTTAAATCAGTAGTTGGCGCTGGTGTCTTTACCATTCTAAAAGCACAGCAGCTTGAGATTGATTCTTCAAAAAAGGAAGCAAAGATTGAAAAAGAAGCACGTCAGATTGGTGAGTTTACCAAGATGGCCGAAGGTCTTTACCCAAATCTTCCCGGTGATGCAAAAATCAAAGGTCATGTTATGAAGGCCATTTCTGATATGTCTGACAAGACCATCCAGGATGCACTAACAACCATGCTAAAATCCGGTAATGAAGGAATTGAGGTTGCTAAGGCATTCGACGAAGTGGGTCATAACTTTGCACCAGCTGGTGAATCTTCCCCCATGGCGAAACTGAACAAAATGGCAGAAGACAAAGCCGCAACGGACAGTATTACTTTCGCCAATGCATATGACGAAGTTCTAAAGACTTCTGAAGGTGCTGATCTTTACGCCGAGACTCTGAAAAAATAGGGCCTGGGAACAACGGATCTTTTAAACAATTATTGAAATATAAATTAATATAGATAGGAGGACACTAAATGTCTTACGAAGAAAATTTGGAGACTATCACTGTGGAAGCCGGTTCTGACTTATCTGCGGGTCAATATTTATTTGTTGACGTTGCATCTGATAAGCAGATCGATGTTGTATCAACAAAGGGTGCCAAAGCATTAGGTATTCTTCAGGATAAACCTGCAGCTGCAGGACGACCTGGATGCGTTGCTATTGGTGGCGTTTCAAAAGTCGAATGTGGTGGAACAATCGCTGCTGGTGGAGAAGTCATCTCTGACGATGACGGAGCTGCTCTTGCTAAAGATGCTGTTTCCCAATTTGTTATGGGAACTGCTCTTGAAGGTGGTGCCGCTGGAGAGATCATTGCTATCAGAATGAAAGCATACCAGGTCCCTGCAGCCTAGCGCAACTAATCCTACTCAGTAGAAACTAATAAATTAATTTTCATAAGGAGAAAATTTAATATGAAACAGCAATTTTTAAAATACGCTCCGACTGCTGGAGATGTCCACGTTAACACACCTCTGACAAATATTTCCATTGCATATTTGCAGAATATGACAAACTTTGTTTCTCAGAGAGTGTTTCCTGTAATTCCAGTCACCAAACAGTCAGATCGTTATTACACATATGATCGTGGTGAGTTCAACAGGGACGAGATGAAGAAGCGTGCACCTGGAACGGAATCTGCAGGCGGCAGCTATACCATCGATAACACCCCGACTTATTACGCAGATGTTTATGCCTTTCATAAAGACATTCCGGATCAGATCAGAGCAAACTCCGATTCGGTTCTTGCACCTGACAGAGAGGCTACAGAGTATTGTACTCATAAGGCCATGATCAAACGGGAAAAATTGTGGGCTGCTAAATACTTTGCAACAAGTATCTGGACTACAGATAACACAACTGCAAACTGGGGAACCGCAGGAACAGCGACTGATCCAATAGTTGATATCAGAACAGGCAAGAGAGTTGTTCTTGAGTCAACTGGATTTGAGCCTAATACTTTGGTCCTGAGCAAAGCCGTTTATGACACCCTGGCAGACAATGCAGATATCATTGAACGTGTTAATGCCGGTCAGACACCCCCAACTCCTGCAATGGGAACCCTGTGGGCGATGATGGCATTATTTGAAATGGAACGAATCTTTGTTATGAAGGCCATTTCAAACACAGCCGCAGAGGGAGCAACAAATTCTCATTCTTTTATTGGCGGGGACAATGCTCTTCTTTGTTACTCTGCACCATCACCTGGAATGATGACTCCATCCGCTGGATATACTTTCAGCTGGACCGGATTTGTTGGAGCAGGCCAGGAAGGTAACAGGATCAAACGCTTTCGCCAGGAAAAACTTGAAAGTGATCGTGTTGAAATCCAGATGGCATTTGACCAAAAACTCATTGCTGCTGACCTCGGGTATTTCTTCGACACACCCATTGCAGCTAACTAATAATCATTTAGTACAGTAATTATAGACCCATCACGGAGGAATACATATGTCAGGACGACCATCAATTAGCAGAAGGGAACCTGTTATAGCCCTTAAAAGTTTCCGGTATAGAGGCCGGAACTACAAGGAAGGGGCATTCTTGGATCGGAGACGAACCAGAATGCCTAACTCTCGACTTAGAAGATTTCTTCGTGATGGGCTTTGTGTCCTTGCCAAAGATGTCAATAAGACCCAACTATTGGAATACGGTTGGACTTACGACGCCAAAGCGCCAAGAAATAAGCTTGTAAAGATCGCTGAGGAAGCTATATTGACCCAGAAGAATCAGGCACTTATAGACACCTTTGGCAATGATGAGGACGACGATCCACCCGAACCTAGCATGAAGAACAATGGTGGTGGGTGGTATGATGTTATGATCGACGGTAAAGAAGTAAATAAAACAGGGCTTCGGAAAGATGATGCACTGGCCTTGATCGCAAGTCTTAAAGGGGGGAAGTAATGCAGCAATCCCATCCAAGTAAAATAATTCCTGCAGCAGACGTCGTTCCTATAACACCTGGAGCTACAGCACTTACTGGCGGTCCATGTAGAGCTATCCTAATTGGAACAGCTGGGAATATAAACATTACTACTCTAGCAGGGGAAGAAAGAGATGATGTCCCTGTTCAAGCTGGGATAACTCCTATTCAGTGTACGCATATTCGAGCTGGAGCAACTGCTCCAGCAGCCGAAAATATTTGGGCGATGTATTAATATGGATTTAATAATTGGAACACCCCTATATACTCCTATCTATGGTGGTGGTGCGTCCTCTTTCTATGCTAAGCTGCTTTCTAATCTTGACTTAACTGTCGGGATTGGAGTAGCTACCTACGTACGTTCTACGACAGGGACAGTCAAGGACTACGCCGACAACGTTGTAACCTGCGCTATTGGCGAGGCGAGGTTTGAGGG